TTGGGTCTGCCAACAGGTTGCTTTTTTTCTGCCTTATTTGTCTTATTTTTGTCGCTTTTCATTTGCCTTATTTATAACTCATTATTCCAAGACAACAACATTAAAATTACTACTAAATAGATTATAGCAACATAACCTAGAGATAGAATCATATAGTAATTTTTTCCATTTTCATAACAATACATTTAGGAAATACATTACGATCTGAAAATACAGCTTGTTCACTATCATAACTAGCAAAAGTCCAAACGTGCTTTTTATCTTTAGCAAATATATATGCTTGGCTAATCATAATAGCTGGTTTCAAACTTTTAACTTCTGATGATTCTGCATGAGAGCTGTCCCCACACGGGTCTTGCCATATAATTTTGTAAAAATAATATTTTTTACCACCTATAACAACGTGCCTAAATTTTGCCTTTTTTCGTTTTTTCATTAATGTTTTCTATGCTTACTGCTTTCCAAGAGAAGTTTGATTTGTAGTTTTAATCGTTGGTTCTCCAAAGATAAACTTATAATACGTTTTCGAACATATTTAAAGATTCTTAATATCGCTCTCATATCTTGTCTTTCAATGGCATATTTTGTTTAAACTTGTGTTTCCACTTAATTTTACCACCTGTCTTAATTTTGACATATTCTCCAAATTCATCTCCTAAATAAACTATATCCTTGCTAGACTCATTTGATGTTCCGTTACTAATATTAGTATTAAATGGTTTAGTATAATGGTTTAGTAACGCGGGGTTGCTGGTTAGGTGCTGATTAGTCGCGTCCTCGTTGAACTGAAAACGTGAGTAATTACATACGTTTATGACCGATACAGAGTTGAATCGGTGGTTAGGTGTTGGTTGGGTTCTGATTACTCTTATGGTTATCATCTTACGTCTTTTCAACCTTAATAAGAATGTTCGTAATGATGAGTAGCTTATATTCCAAATCTTCGCATTTTTTCTAATTGGAAAAATAAGTTCTCCTGTATTTACAGCTATTGGATTATCTAAAAACATTAGTGTTCTTGATTTATGACTTGCTGAACTTATCATATATAGCCATATACTTGCTTCGATTAAATTTTTAAATACAGCGTGTTTCCACACGTCACGATAAACTAAAAAATAACCTGATTTTCTTCCTTGCATCTCTCTATCTCCCTATTTGTTTTGTCTAATATTTCTTGTTCTGTTCCGTATCTCTCAACAAAAGCTTTTTTCCCTAAATGCACAGAGACCTTGCCATACCTGTGATGGCGAGGACACAGGGGTATCGTTAAAAAACTAGAAGATTTTAATCCTAGCCCTGTGTGAGAGCGAATATGGTGTACTTCTGAAGCCACCTCAAGTCCGTCCTGAAAACAAGCATAACAGGGTAAATCTGCAACAGCTTGTAATCTTTCCCGTTCTATTTTATTTGGTCGTTTCTTACCCATATCACACACTCCCTTTTGTATTTACTCATTGCTCTTTTTCCTGAATCTTCTACTTTACCATCAATTTGCAGTTCTCGTATTCTTGCTGTTACAGAACTTAATGGTATTTCCATAGTATCAGCTATTTGATGATTTGCCATTGGATTATCCAATAATAAATCATAAACCTTATCTTTAAGTGTTTTTTTGTCTTTTTTATGTTCCCAAGCTTTTTTACTTGTTTCGCTATTTCGTTGGTAGGCTTCGTAGTCTAGTTTTAGTTGCATCATTTCTCCTTTTTGTAAGGGTGGTGGGCTAATACTTTTTACGTTTATAAACCTTAGGGAGATTTTCAAACAATTAACCCACCGAGAGAAAATGATTGTCTTGATTCGAACTTATCATAACAAAAGATAAATAACTAATCATTTCTCGCCCTGATTCGATTTATAGTTATTTTGATTTGGTTTGCAATAGTAAATATTAGAAAATTCGCTAATTAGGTGTAGATAAAGTCAAAAAAGCTAGGTTTTATGCGGTAAATAAACGCTTGTATTACACAACCATTTTGTTAGATTATTCGTATGTTAAATAAATTAACACAAACAAAAAAGGGAGAGAAAATGAACAACTGTAAAATATGTAACGATCAACCTAAAGAAATATTTATAGGTTTTCTTGCTAAACAAGGTTTGAAAATTTGTAAATCTTGTATGAAAAAATATGCAGATAATCATGTAATTATTGATAATGAAGATAATTTTATTCCATCTGATTATTTTAATTTAATCGATAACAAGGAGAGAGCATAATGATAAAAGATAAATACAGTTGGATACCAAAACTTCCTGAAGCTATTTTGATAAAAAAACCATTTTATCAAATGAGTGATGTAGAGAAAAAAATTTATCATCTTGGATATGAGAAGTTTATGTTGATTGCAGAACTTAATACTTTTAGAAACAGTAAAGTTTATAAATATTATGGTGATGAGTATGTAAAATTCCCAACTTCAAAAAGAAATGTTTTTAGACCTGTAAGTAAAAAAATTAGTCTTTTAAGACTTAAAGGTATTGAAGAAGAATTAAATTCACTTAATAAGGAGAGAGCATAATGAATATTGATAATATAAAACGATATGTAATAAGAAACAGTAAGTATTCTGATAGGTTCGGTGAAGAAATATATTCTATAAAAATGCCATTAGATAATCCAAATGCAGATACTTATTCTGCAAAAATAAGAAAACATTGTGATGTTAGCAATACTAAAATGTATAAATATAATAGTTTTATGTATTCTTTTGACTATGTTTGTAAAAGAATATTTAACGATTATAAAAAAGGCATCATTAAATTTACAAAGGAGAGAGCATAATGAGAATACCTAAAGGTTCAACAGTATCAAAAGAATTATCAAAACATTTTGGTAGAGTATTTAATACCAAAAAAACTTTTATTTTTGATATTGGTAAAGAAGATTCTGACGTGAATTTATATGGAAATCACGTACAAGAATACTTGAAGCAAAAGCATCAAGTTAATGTAAAGGGCAAAAATGACGGAAAAAAAATTGAAAGAAGTAAAAACTTTCAAGTCGTTAGTCAAAGCAATAAAGGTACATCAGGAGAAGAATAGGAAGATAGAACCTACTCAACTCGACATATATATGAACCAATTGCATAGACAACGAATAAATATGATGAAAACAAGTTAAGTAAATAGGGAGAAATAAAATGAAAATGATGATTGTTATAGTGCTATCTTTGACTCTACTTCAAGGGTGTGCAAGAAACTACAAACCAATAGTAGATTCAAAAGGAATGACAGGTGCTTACTCTAATAGTCGTGCTGATGAAATTACAGACGATATTAAAAGATGTAAGGATTTAGGAAAAGAAAACACAAGTGCAATAGTAGAGAATGGTAAGATTATTTATAATGTATGGTGGAGAGCAAGTACATTATGGTTGTCTGACAAAGCACAAAATAAATACAAAGCAATAGTAAAAAACTGCCTAGAGGGAAGAAACCACAAAGTAGTTTATTAAAAAAGGAGAGAAAATGTACACAGATAGCCAAGTAAGAAACATAAGCGTAATCAAACAAAGATTACGTGCTTGTCTAGCTACTATGAATGGTGCTAGTCAAAAAGAACAAGAGTCTAAATTCTATGAATATATAGGAATTAGAATGAGACAAAGAAGATTGGAACTAGGATATACACAAACTAGAATAGCCAATATATGCAAGGTCACTTTTCAGCAGATTCAAAAGTACGAGAAGTCACAAAACGCAATACCACTATCAAAGCTTAAAATATTCTGTGAAGCTACTAACACAGATTGGTCTTACTTCTTTAGACCACTTGATAGTCTTAAAAAATCAATATACTTAAACGGGAGAGGAAATGACTAAAACAGTAAAACTTGAAAACGGACATACAATAACTTTTGATGAAGATAAGCACGTTTATATTCATAATAACGAATATGTAGTTGGTATGAGTACGCTTCTTGGTAAATTAGCAAGTCCAGCATTAGAAGCTTGGAAAGTTAATAGTCAAGTAAATGCTATTAAAGTTGAAATGGAAAAACAGGGTATTCCATTAGATAAGATAGATCAAATAATCATAAATGCTAAATCAACAGCAAAAAAGAAAAACGATAATATTTTAAGTATTGGTTCTATCGTTCATAAGTTAGTAGAGAAATGGCTAAAAGGAGAACAAGTAACTAAACCTGAAAATAGTATTGTTGCTAATTGCTTTATGCAGTTTCAAAAGTTTTGGAAAAAACATAATCTAAAAGTCGTTGAGTCTGAAAAGATACTTTATTCTCCTAGAGGATACTGTGGAACTTTAGATTTAATAGCCACAGATAAAGATAAAAATTTATGGCTTATAGACGTAAAAACATCAAAAGGTTTATTTCTTAATATGGTTCATCAGTTACACGGCTATAAATTAGCTTATGAAGAACAAACAGGTAAGAAAATAAATAAGATGTATATAGTAAGATTGCCTAAAACAAATGAACCTTTTGAAGCTAGGCAGATACTTTACAAAAAAGATCATATGAAAGCTTTTCTTGGTTTATTAAGTTGTCATAAATCAGAACTGCTTTTTAATGAGCAAATGAGAAAACTAAAACAAACCCAAACTAAAAGGAAACGATAATGTACAATAAAACAAAATACGATATGCCTTTCTGTGGTTTAAGCTTAAAGCTTTACCCAACAGGTAAAAAAAGTCCTAGTTATGAATACTCGGCAGTTGCAAGTAAGCAAAAATTTATTTGTAGTTTAACAAAAAGAAAATATAGCTTATCGCAAGTAACGGAATGGTTTAACACACCACAAGTTCAGAAATATCATCAAGCTGGATATGAGTTAAAATATATGTCTAAAGAACAGACAGCTAACAATCCATCTAAATATGCAACAAGCGACCAAGAGCAAATATTTTGTATAGTTATGGTTAAACCTTATAAACCAAGAACGATTGATGGAATGAAACCAATTAGTGAGTCTGTTCCTAAATATACAGAACAACCAATGACACAAGCACAACCATCAGCACCTGACCACGCTACTACTGCTGAATTGTCTGATCTTGATGATGAAATACCATTTTAATTTATGAGTGATATTGAAGTCAAAGCATTAGAGAAACATAACACAATGCTTAAAGAGCATTTAAAAGATCAGGAAAACACTATTGAACGTCTTACTATGATGAATAAAAGTCATAAGACGATCAATGGTCAGTTAAGAGTAAGACTTAATCGTTTAGAAGAAGAAAACAAAAAGTTAAGAGATAAGGTCGCTGATGATAGAGAACTCATCAAAGACTTATATGACTTTGGATAGGAGAGTATGAACGAAGATTATTTAAAAGTAGATAGCAGAACTTTAATGAGAGAATTAAGAGAACTATCTATGGCAGAGAACACTTTGTATAAACTTTATCTTGAAACAGAAACAGAGGTAAAAGAACTTCACGCTAGACTCTACAAACAATACAAGCAGAGTGCCGAGAAGAAAACTCAGGAACAACTAAAAGCAGATATACTTTTAGACCCTGATTACATATATATGAAAACAAAGCTTGTGGAATATGACATAAAATATCACGAAGCTAAAACTTCATATCAACATAAAATGCCAGAAATATCTTTACTTCAAAGTGAGTTAAAGAGAGAACTGTCGTTTGTTGCAAAGGAGAGTAAATGACAAAACTATACCTAGACAATAATGGTCACTACCAAAAGTTTAAGGAAGATAAAATTAATTGGACAAATGTAATAGCCAAGACTTTAGCTTATCTTGCTATATTTGCAGTTATGGTATTTTATTTTTATCTATTGCTTAGTGCTTAGTAAATTCAAGACCCCGTAAATCGGTTGTTTCATCTATTTCAATGGTGCTTATGCTATAAGTATTAACATAAGCATCAGGTCTTTCATCAATTTGATCTAACATTTTTTGTACTTTAGGAAAGCTTGGAGATTGGTCAATAAACACAAAAGATACTCGACCCATATTGTTATTATCTGTTTGTATATCAACTTCTAAATTAGTAATTACAAAATCTATAAGGTTCTTCATACCTTACAATATAGGTATTTAAGATAAGATTAAATTATTTTTTACGGAATATCTGTGTGCCTTTTATACCAAATATACTAGCAACAACTAAAATCCATAAATTAGTGAACCAGCTAGGCAAATTTTGGAAATGGTCAAAGAAAAGATTTATCTTATCCATTGCTTGTTGATCGTCAGAAAAAACACCATAAGCAAGCACCAAGATGGGCAACGTAAGTATAAATAAAACCACCTCGTCCTTGTAGTCGTTTTGTCTAGCTTCTAATAATTTACCTTGATATGATTCCTCTCCCCGTGCTTGTTTCTCTGCGTGAAGTAATTGTGCTTCAGACATTGCTATTTTAGCTTTTTGTCTATTAGCGTAAATTTTAGAACCCGCTTGTACTGCTATCTTAATTGCACTTAACCACATTTTAACTCCATAGCTAATTCTGCATAATGTTTGATCTTTTTGTATCTTTCCATATCAGACTCTCCGTCTTTTTTACGAACTGCGTATTTTACTATATTACCATCTATAAAATCAAGCTTATGTGCTGTTATAAACTCGATAGCTTGTATCTTTGCGTTTTTGTAATGCTCACCACCTGATTGCTTATCAATCGCCCTCTCCGTTGCTCTCTCGCCTTTTAAAGCATACTTTCCACAGCATTTCTTCTTCATAAAAGCTTACCCGTCCAATTACCTTTTTTGTCTTTTAAAAATGGTTCAATTATTGGTAGTCCATTATAAATTATTGAACAACCTATTATTGGTCTTGCTCTTTGAACTTTGTTATATCTAAATGCAAGTGATTTAGAGTCAATCATACAACCTACTTGTAATCCAAAATATAACCCTAAACTATTTCCGTAATATCTCACACCCATCAAACTGTGGTAATGACCCTGACAACAACTCATTCCCATAGATTGAGCAAGTTTCAAAACATCTGCTGTTTTTCCGTGACAGAAATAAACTTTACCTAAAGGTGTATCTATTGTTAAATCATCATACCATCTCCACCCTTTACCTACTTTTAAAAACTCATTATATTTTCTTAAATAAGCTTTTGGTATTCCGTGTTTTAATGCTCGTCTATAAACTAAACTTCCGTGATTTGAGTCTAGTAAGTCCATTTTGGGAAATAGTTTTTCTAATTCTTGGATAATAGGTATAGATAATTTTAATTCGTCTCCCGCACTAGGTAAATCGGGGTCGCTATCGTGAAAAGACATTGCGTGTTTATCAACCTCATCTCCAATATGTATTACTCTGTCAGGTTTGTATTTTTTTTTTTAATAGTTTTAAAAAAGGTATGAGTTCTTTTGCGTGATAAGGAATATGAGTATCCGAAATTATTAATACTGATTTGTAAATCATACAAGTTTTACTTGTACAGTTAATTTGAGAAAATGTAAAGTAGTTGGGTAATTACAAGCAATGCAACAGCACCTAAACCATAAACTATCCAATTAGTTATTGAGTCGAATCTTCTATCTATCTTTTCGTCTATTTTTTCTACGTCCATATGTAGATGTTTGATGTGATTTGTTTTCAAATTATTGATGGATTTTTTAAGACCTGTTATGTGTCCGTACAACGCTATTATATGTTCATTAGTTGTTTTCGGATTTTTAGCCATTATCTTTTCTTTCTCTTTCTTCTTAAATCAAGATCGTGTTTTCTTGAACCTCTTAAAAAGCTATTAACTCTACCAAGACTCCAACTTGCCATAGAAGTACGAGGTCTAGAACCAGCAGATAAAAAAGCACCCTGACCTCTACGATATACTTTTTTTAGCATACCAAGAGTTATATTTTTTCTTGTCTTTGCTTTTGCTCTTAAAATAGAGATAGTTTTTTTTGATAAAGGTTTTCTTTTAACTGCCATTATTTTCTCCTAGATTTAAACATAGACGCTGGTATTCTAGCACCTGATTTATATAACCTAGACATAGATTTAATTAAACTTGCTCTAGCTGATCTCTTACCACCTTTAAGTCCTGATAGATATTTTTTAGGTAGATCAAGTTCTTTATCTCTTGCGACTTTTCTTCTTTTTCTTTTTTTTGCCACTTGTTCTTCTCTTTCTGTATCTCATCTTGTTTATCATTTCTGACAATGTAGATGTTGTTGTAAAACCACTCACTTGCCTACTGACCTCATTGCCGATCTATGTGCTTGGCCAAAAGTTCTACCTTTTTTCATAGCAGTAGCCATAGACCTCATATGTTTCAATGAATGATGCCTTGCGTGGCTTCTCATTGTTTTTTGTTGTCTTGGTTTTAGGTCTTTAATAATATTCTTTATTGAAGCAACCTTAACCATTACTTCTTCTTTTTACCTTTTTTCTTTTTCTTTTTCTTTTTTCCGTGTCCTGTATGATAAGGCATAATTATTTCCTTTTTTTAGTTTTCTTTTTCTTTTTCATAATTGCCATTTGTAATCCTTTAGGCAATTTTTTTTGTTTCTTTGTTAGTTTCATCTTATCTCCTTGTTTAAAGGGCGATCTTCCGCTAGCAAGTCGCCCTAATTTACTAATTGTCCACCTGACCATTTAGCATCAGGTAATCCATTCTTATATGATTTTCCGTCAAAAGTTAAGATTTGTTTTCTATTACTTCCCTCTGAAAATGAACAATGTATCCAACCACTATTAGGGTCTTTTTCTTCTTCTTTCCAAT